TTATAACGTTTAGTGAAATCAAACATCGTTTGCATGATTGGAATATCAGTTCTGAAGCTGGGAAAAATGACTTCAATAGCAGCTGCTTCAATGATATCGCCATGCAGTTTATGGGTTTCAGTATCAAAAATTAGTGCTGTCATTAATATTCTCCAAAGACCAGTATTGATGTGCTCACCAAAATTGAGAAAATCAGATTGAAAAACATTGCATTTTTAAGGTTGAACTGCATGTGTTTTCCCTACTTTACCTTGTTTATCAAGCTCACATCGGCATTGACCAATCCGAAAATAATCAATTGGTCCTGGTGCTTCCTTTGGAGTCATTTCATATCTGTATAGAACATAGGTTCTTACACGAGTTTTAACGGTGATTTCATCACCTTTAATTTCAGTGATTGTGCCGTTATGTGCTTTTTGACTAACGGCAATTTTCCCCTGATACACACCTTCTCTTTTTTGGATCATGAAGTTGACTTCATCACCTACTTTGTAAGATTCAAAATCAGGAAGTTTTAGGCCACCACACTTGCAATGATATTTAGACATGGCTTTCATTCTCCCAATCAAAATCTTCGCCAAGCTGTTCGCTATTATCTGTATCAATTAGGATGATCGAAATAATTTCGTATTCTTCTAGACGTTTAACAGTTGCCATTTTTTCAAATGCATCTTTAAGACTTTCAAAGTTTCCAATCAAAGTTCTGATTTCTGAAACAGCACAAGCCCCAAGCAATGAAGCTGCTTTTTGTTGAATTGGGCTATTTGATAAATCTTTACGAATACGTACCTGGTATTTTTTTGTAGACATGGTTATCCCTCCTTAACTTCTTGACGTTTTTCAGCAATACATTCTTCTAAGTGCTGAATGCATTGTTGCTTAGAGTTAAAGGGCCCTTGCCAACATTCATTAAAATGGATATCCCACTCAACTAAACCGTGCTCTTCGATACGGTCGATTTGAACAGTTCCAAAGAATGGAACCTCATAAGCAAACCAATGTTCATTATCATCAGTGCCAAATTTGATTTTGGAGTTCTGCGCTGCCACTTCAGCTTTATAAACACCTTCAGCATGTTTAATAAGATTTGCTACAGGTGTGCCTTTCATGAACCATGTTTGATCAATCATGCAGTCATTTTGAAGCTTTAAATTTTCTATCTGCTCCTGATAGGCCTTTAATTGATTTTCTTTGTATTCCCAGCATGCATGCGCCAAAAATGCATCACGATCTTCAAGCAAACCATTTTTATCTACTGTGAAATCTGCATTTTCTTCGCCTACTAATTCTATGTAATATTCTTTGAACTTTGGATCGACTGAATATTTCATGATTGAGCCTCCAAGCCTTGTTCTTTACGAGCTTTGGCTTCTTCTACTGAGTGAAGTTCTTCAGCAATTTTTATCGCAATTTGAGCAGCATCAACCATGTTTTTTGCCAAGATCCATTGCACACGGAAATAACCACCTAAACTGTTTGATTGATATTTACCATCTTTATCAAATCGGAAGTTAAAAGGTATTCTGATTTCAATCTCAATTAAGAATTCAAAATCACCGCAAGCACGGTGAAAGTCTTGCAATACTTCGCCTGCATAATGTTTTATGTCATTATTTTCACGTATTTCCTTTAATGTTGATTTAAGAGCTGGACATTGCTCAAGTAGTAGGGAGCTTTGCCATTCTTCATAGGCATCATCAAGAAACTCTTGGAATTTATCAGATACCTGTTCTGAACTAGATGCCAAAAGAGTAGGAATATGAAGGATAGTGTCAAAAGTGACATTTGAATCCCACATGTCGCTGATTAGTTGACGTGGAAATGGTTTGATTTCCGCTTGAGTGGTTTCTACGTTAGAATCGTTTTGCATAATTGCTCTCCGGTGATTGTGTGGCACATACAGAAGTGGCCGCTTCTGTATGTGTGCTCATAAAAATTAGTGAAATTTAATGTGGCTACGATCATTTGAAGACGTAGCTGCACCAAAAATGGCTTTAAGTAAAAGAAGTTTTACTAATTGCTCTGGAACTTCTTCTTTATTGGTTTTGGCTTGAGGGAATTCAGGAAACTTCAATAAGTTGTAGAAATCGTCTGCATATACCCATTGGTGAATGCGATCTTCATTAAGGTTCCCTTTTCGTGTATGCCATGCTTTACATGCTTTGCAATAAACAACATCTGCTTCAATAGTTTGATTGGCAAAAAACACAACGACTGGACAATCCTCTTTTGGCTTTTCATCTTTCCCTTTAAAAACATTTAATTTTTGTTGAGCAGGAATAGCTTCAATTTGGACTTTGAAAACCTCAGCATTTGAGTCCTTTAAAATTGCGTTAGCAAAGTTATAAACACTATCTAAAAATGAACCAGAATTTGAACCCACTCCAACTGGATAACCAATTGTTTTAAGAAGTTCGTCGCGTTTAACTTCCTCTTTTTGCAAACGAGTTTTTAGATATTCTGCAACATCTAAAGAAATCGGCAGTGAAGCTTGCATACACGCTTGTGTTGAAATATTTAACTTAAACATAGTGTTTTTCCTTTCGTTAAAAGTGGGTTTGATCCCGTTGTGAAGTTGGTTTTTCAAAGATCCAACATCGTTTTGTTGAGTTGGTAATTTTGCTTTGTATGGCTTTATTTGCTTCAACAAAGCGGTAATGAAGGCTGTGACGTAATGCATTTTGCAATTCATTCACTTCAGGTAATGCGTATCGATAATCCGCTGCGACCTTATATAAATGAGCAAAATTGATGGCCATAATGTCTGACTTAGCCGAGTGGTTTACGACGCTATCTGCATGTTCAACTTTTCGTATGGAGTCTTCCATTTCTTCAATCGTGTTCCAGAAGTTCTGAACAATAACTGGATCTGACTTGAGGACTTTGTCACGGCTCTGAGCCATCTTGATAAATTCTTCAGTCACCTGTTTTTGTACTTGTGCCGGCACTTCAATTACATGACGGCACATCGCATCAAATAGAGACATAAGCTGGGCATGGTTGTGAACAATACGAGAGCTTTGGATGTTGTATTGTTCCTGGTGCAACATCGCATCATATTTTTCATAGCCAATATTGAAGGCATCTAAAATGTCTTTTTCTTTGCTTAAACATTGCAGAATGAATTGGCTAACATTCTCAGGTTCATATTTTGATAAGTTGCGTGAGGCGTGGAGACTGGCTTTACTTAACTGATCTTTATAAAAATGAACATGGACAATACGGCCCATAATCGCTTCAGATGCTAGTACTTCAGCATTCTGGCTAATAATTAAAGTGCCCATAAACAGTGGTTCGTATGTTGTATTACCACCTGCCTTTACACCCATGGCACCTAATGAGCCACCGTCGTACATGGTTTTGCACATATCCCAGTTGAACTGCTTAGATGAATTTTCACCTTGGCGATCTGATTCAATAAATACGACTGGAAGGTTGGATACTTGGCGTAAAGTACGGATTAAACCCGCTTTGGATGTTTTAGTAGGATCTAAACCCTCATAGTTTACCCTTCCAAACAACTTCCATAGGAAAGTAATCAAAGTTGATTTACCTGTACCGGGATCACCTACTAGTTCAACGAATGGAAATGACTTATGTGTTTTGCGGATCTGCTGAGCGTATAAAGATCCAAAAAATGCTGTTAACCCGATTAAACCTTTAACGCCATAAGCGTCAATGAAGTCTGTAACCCAGCGCTGTTGATACTCCTCTTGGCTCTTATTTATTTCCAATGCAAATGGAGCATTACACTTTAGGTTGGTATGGCGTGGAAGTTCAAAATAATCTTCTTTATTGATCGTATATTGCTTGCCACTCTGGTATGCCAACTCTCCTAAAACATAGGTTTTTTGCTCTGCGTGATATCCCACATAATCAATAAGCTGAACACGCTTAATATCTTTGAGCTCCCGCTTTAAAAAAGCGAGTAATTGCTTACTGTTACCTTCATAAAAAACACCAGGTGCAACATGTAAAAGTCGCTTACCAAACTCTGGAGCTGAAGAGATGTGGGAAGGACTAAATGTATTTTTAATCGTCTTCGCACCACGCGGAAAATCTATTTGGAAGTAATAATCTGCTTCATCAATTTCTTTTTGGTATTGGTAGTAAAGCCCATGTGGTCGGCATTCCATCATAATTTCTACATCTGCAGCATGCTGAATAGCTGCTTCACGACGTTCAGATGTAGCTTGGTCTTTTTCCTCTTGTGCCCAATCTTCATTATCACTCGGCTCAAAATCGATACCTTTCATGTAGTCATCGTATTTATCCATGTTTAATTTGAACCAATAAACACAGTTATTAAAATCAAATGGAAATGACTTAGTACCGTAACGCTTGTAGATAAGTATGCCTTTATCCACAGGCTCCTCAGCGATTAATAAAGAACCATAGTATTTATATGTTTCTATATCCGAGAATTTAAGACGATCTTGTTTATAAAGGTCATTCCAGTCTGTTTTTTTACGCCCACTAGGAGGAAGTGCAGCTTCAGACTCGAAGCCGAGTTCTTCAGCTAAAGCTATGTTTTTTCTTATACCCTCATGCCCAGCATTATCGTTGTCGTATGCCCACACAAGCTTTGGTAATGGCAGCTCTTGTTCAGCACATTTCATTGCAATGTGATTGAGGAAAATTTTAGGGTAATTTCCAGCAGATAAAGCTGAAAAGCTAGTTATGCCTGATAACCAAAGAGCGATCGTGTCAAAGATACCTTCAGTAATCCAGATCTCTTTTGACTCGATGTAGTTTGTATTTGGTGTCATCCATGCATGGCCTGCTGAAGACCATTCTTCTTTAAATGTGGTTTTTGGCAAAACGCCTTGTTCATCTAGAACACGCTGCCACCATCCTGGATTCCCTTCTTCATCTGTGATTGGGAATCTTAATGTAATAGAAGTGGTTTTCTTAGGCTTATAACGGGTAATACTTTCTTGTGTGTATAGACCCTTTAATGGTTCTAGAGGGAATCCACGACCTTCGACAAGGTAAGCGTTTACAGTTTTATTCGGATCTTCAGGAGTGGGTTCAAATCGTTTTTCCCATTTTTCAAATAATTCAGGGAATAAATCACGAATGTGGTTTTCTTTACCACATTCGTTTTTACGTGGGCAGAAAACTACCCACGGTTCCTCAGGATATACCCAAGCTGATGCTTCCTTGTGGTTACAGTCTGGGCATCTGCCACGCAATTTATCGTTGCCCTTAACTTTGAAGCCGTAGACATCTTTTAACTTCTCTACTACTAAAGCTTTGGTTTCTGGAAACATCATTTTCAATAAACTGCCTTAAAATAAATGCCGATTGGTTTTTCTAAGTTCCTGCCCTGCTAATTTTCCAAGTAATTCTTGGATCCTTTCTCTGGCAAGGTACTCAATGGTTTCTTCAATAGTTGGTAGACCTAGGGCCTTTTGCACTTCCTGTACAATTTCCTTCTCTTTATCCGAAAGAGCGATTTCCTGAGTTGGCATCAATTCAGCTCCTAGAAAGGTGATCTGATGCGCCTTTTTTTAAGTAACTGTCTAAGCTAAAGTTATCTTGAATGTCTTCTGCAATTAGCAATGCTAATGCCTGTTTCATTACAAGCTGGCGCATGATTACACCAGGATTAACACCAGTAAGCCGTGAGACAATTTTAAAAAGATCAGACTCATCATTAGTCAGATTGACGTTGTAACGGTTATCCCGTTTTTGTTTCTTCAAACTCATTGGTTTTGGTCCTCATTGTTTGGAGTTTGCTTTTTACCCAAGTAATAAATTCTTGCGATGACACTTGAGCGACTGGAATCGGTTTCCTCTACTTCTTGATCGATTGCCTTAACTTCCTCTTTTGGTAGATAGACAATGCATGGAATA